CCACTGAATAACATGTGACCAAATTCACTTTCAGGTGTAAACGACTTATTGTAATGTTGCTTGAACTCAAGATCCCATTTACGTCTCTCAAACGAGTTACCAGCACCCTTGATAGCATAGTTTGTTGTTATGACAATCTTTGGTGATCTCTCAAACGGAATGTGTATCTCATCTTTGTTCTTCTTCTCAAGTGTAATGCCTTCAGTAATTACAGAGAACAATCGCTCAAACTCAAAGTTTTTACTAACGTCATCAAACACCAATACTTGCGTATCAACCTGTACCCTTTGATATGGAAATGACTTCTGAAAGCTGAATCCCTTGCCATCAATTATAACCATCTTTTTCATGTGACTGACAGACTTTACAAAGATACCTTTACCAGTACCACCTTCAGGATTGTCGCTAATGACCTCATCGTTCAATATAACAGCAGGACAATAGCTAGCTGGTTTGTAGCTATGCATCAAGTATCCAATCGTTGACTCAACTGATTTAACGCGTTCTTTGTCGTCGCCTGAAATATTTGTGATGAATCTCTTAAATTCACAATCAACATGAGAAGTCTCAAGGAAATTTCTTTTTATCTTTTGATCTTCCCATACAATTCCTTTCAAGTCTTTGTAATCAATCTTCTCAATACCACGTCTTGTTACTTTGATAGCGCAATTGTTGTAATATAAATACGCTGTCTCTGAATCATCAGTCATAAACCTGCTGTCAACATTTGTTATGAAGTTCAAGAAGTTCTCTGTAAAAAACTTTGTGTTTATCGCAAAGAAGTTATAGATTGACATATCTCCAGTACTTTCAATATACTTTAATATAAAGTCTTTTATTACTTCTTCACTTGAATCTGTTATGACATTATCTTGAACTCTAACAAATACAAAGTTCTTTGATCCTTCAGGATAGTACTTATAGAAACCTTCCTTAGTTAAGAAATCTCTAAATAGGTTTGGAACTAATTCAATCTTACCTTTAGATGATTTTGTCCAAAACTCATTTGGATTTGTTTCACTTACCATCTTGTCAATCAACTCAACTGGCACATCTTCATTTCGCTCAATGACTTCTTTGATTGGCATACCATTCTTAATGTCGTTCTTTATTGATACAGTCTTGTCGATGTCCTCATAGAACTTGGTGTTGTGGTTGGATACGTTCTTGTACCCACTCTGAATTATTGATGGTATCTCATGAGCCATATCTCCATTAATGTCATACGACTCAATAACTGATCTAGCTGTTTCTTTGCTTATACCAAACTCATTGAACGCGCTTGCTAATATGTATAAGTTGTTGTTACGTTGACCTGGAATCATTCCAAAGTTCTTATCCCACCATAAAGACAAACGTCTAATAATCTCATTGTCATCAGTTACTCTTATCATCTGCTTGACAACAGGCTTATACTCGTCAGAGTTATCCATGTCTGACCATATTAATGACAAATCATTAACATAAATGTCAGGATCATAAGACTCGTAACATACTCTTGATATATTCTTGCAGGTAACATCAAACTCATCGCAGTCATAGTACTTCTTTAAAGCATTGAAGTATTTCTTGTGGTTCATTGGATCTTTTGGAATCCTCACTAGGACTTTAATGCCATCACCAGAAGGCGAGGTAAATACACAATAAGAATATTTGTCTGCTATTAATTCTTCTCTCTTTTGGAATAAATGTTGGTTGTCTCTAAATCCATCAAAGTCAATACATATTATACCACTATGCTCTATTATAGCATTGTCAGCTCTCTTTGAGAATGTACCTGAAAAACATATTGCTGGTAGCTTCTTTTTCTTTTCGTTCCTAGCATTCTTTTCTGTTTCCTTTCGTACATCCTCGACAAGCTCCTTTGATTTACCATTTTTTATTCTATCAATTGCTACATTTACATCAACATGAAATGGAGTCGATGTCTCGTTGATCGTTTTGAAATAAGTTATCATATTCTTTGGTATCTTTTAAATATTTTGAATCTTTTATCTCTGTGTATAATTCATGCTTTTTAATTCCAATCATAACAGTAGCATGATCTCTTCCAAAATATTCGCCTATCTGTTCAAAAGTCAATCCCATATCTCTCATCTTTTTATACAAGAAATATCTTTTATGTGTTTTAGATTGAACTCTTGATGGTACATTCAAATTGTCTTGTTCTATAAGAACCATTACCTTTTCTAAAAATTCACTAATGTCGTGATTCCTCATTGGAGATCCACAGTAACTACATCTTCTCATCTTCTCTATATTTTATTTCTTTTCTAATTAAATCTAAATGCCATTCAACTCCACCATACTCAAGTACTGCTTTTAAGTAATCATCGTCCATATCGCATATCGGTATATAAGTTAATGGTTGCAACCCATCTTTACCGCGACTACCTCTTACTGCATATTTTCTAATAATCTCAAAGTCGTCATCGGTATATACATCGTGATGAACTATTCTTTTCATATCTTTAGCTCCATACCTAACATAATCAAGTCCTCCGTCAACCATTGCTTGGTTCTCACATCTGCAAGTTTTGTAGTCATGTCTATGGTAACTAACTATTGTGTCCATGCATTCTAAGCATGTTACCGCATTATAAACTAATTGTCTCATAATTTGAATGATTTAATTGTGTTTTTAAAAGGATTTCCGTTTATATTTTTTACTAATTCAAGCATTTCTTGAGCCAATTGTCTGACTTCTTTTTGAGCATGTTCACTGTTTCTTAGTTGTTGGAAATGATAAAAGCTACGCCAGTTAAACATAATGTCCATTGTGATTTGGGAGTTAAAGGTCTTGAAGAATCGAGCACTTTCTTTAGCTCTTTTCCTTCCGAGAATAGGAGTTAAATCTTCAAGGCATTTATGATATGCTTTGTTAGATATTTCAGTAATCCAAATTAAATGATCTTTCCACTCTTGACTCCAATCTTCAGGCAGATACATCTTATCTTCCTTTAGTTCTTTATACCTTGCTGACTCACCGTTAATTGATACACCAATGCGATGCTTTAATAAATGTATGTGTGTCGCTTGATCAACCGTTACTAAAAAGTGTAATGATGATTTCTCAAATGGTGTGTGATGTCCTTCTGATGCAAGCATATCTAATAACTTTGGTATTCGATCAATCTTATCATCAGTTAATTCCCTACTTGTAGATGTCCATGCTGACTGAGCGTGAATATCATCCGACCCGTAATATCCTAATAGTTCTACTTTATTCATATCTCAAAAAATTTATCATCCCACGTTGACTCTTTGGTATCTCCATCAACCCAAGTCCATGTCTCTTTTGCTTTATTGTAATTATTATTACAGTACTTTTCAAGCCATAACTTTTGCTCATAATAACTATCTGTTCTGCCTATAGGTGATACGGTCCATACACAGAACTGCCAATGAAAAAAGAAGATATAAAAACCTGGTGCATATTCGAACCTAGGCGTATCGTACTTATCCTTCCATCCTAACCCATGTCTCGCTATCTTTATTGGCCAACCTATCTGTATCCAATATTGATTACCAAATAGGTTGAACGTCCAATCCTTTGCTCGCCTGACCATTGGTATGCTATTCTTTCGGATGCTTATAATATTTCTGTTGAAGTTCCTAGGCATGAAGTATGGACAGCCATGTACTATTCTACCTAAGTAGTACTTCTTAATTGGTTTTTTTAATTTCATTTAATTCTTTTTTGACTTCGTTCCAATATTTTAATTCATTTAATTCTAACGCACTATTTATTACTTCTTCAACTGCTAACAAAGAGCAATGTGCAGCTTCATTTATACTTATTGTATTTTCTAAATCTATGCTAAATAATTTATAATATGCATATACTAAATCCTTTGCTTTGTTTTTCGGTATCATAATTTTTAATTTAAATGATTATTATATTTTTTTATTCATTTCATATCTCAACTTCTGAATGTAAAGCAGAGCATCCATCATTTCTTCCTGAAGATGGTTAAGCCAATCATCTGTATTTAAGTCAGTTCTATCTAACGTAGTATTATACTTCTTAATACCAACAGCAGATCTTTCTTTAAATTTCTCGATTATACTCTCGACAACTGAATCAACAACCTCAAAGTTGTTGTAGTCGAAATACCAATCAGTGTAATTACCTTGATAGTCCTCACCTATTAACCAAGCTCCATACTTGTCAGGTTTATGAACATCGACTATCTGACCTTTGTTAAAGTAACTATCATTAATAGTTACTCTTACCTTTTGACCTTTCTTTAACATATTTTATTAGATTAAAAATGCCGACTAGACATACCTATCGGCATATAGTTTTTCCCAGTATGTTGGGTTAACCACAGAACTATAACTGTTGTTCACCATGAACTTGTGTAGTCAAGGGGGGACTCGAACCCCCTGCTGATCATAGTGCGTTTACCCTTACGCCACTTGACTAACCGCTAGGATTGAGTACCTAGCGCGTAGCATACCACTACACTATCTATCGAGGGCGGTGACACCCCATAGACCTTGCAGCTTCTATGTCACCCATACTGCAATAGTGTTCTCAAGGATGGATTCGAACCATCGACCTATATGCCTTCGACCACTCAGCCACTTGAGAATAAACCCTAGCAGTGTCCATTGATCAGATAGTCTTACTAGGGGGTGATAGTGGTTATAAGGACACGTCCAATTTCCCAATATCTGAAAAGGCCATCCAAGTGAGCTGATCTTACGGTAAGCCCGATGGCACTGTGCCTATAGTTACTTACTATAGGTCGCAATAAACTCTAGAACCGTAGAACTAGAGGATTCTAACATTTGCATGTTAGTTAGACTAACGTCAATAGATATAACGTCTTATTAACAAGACCTAACATCTCATCCAATATGTTCTCTAAGTCACATGGATAGTTGTCAGAGTCAGCCTCGCCCTCAATCAGTTTCTGCATTGATTTTAAGTGACTAATTGCATCTGTAGCCTTTGACTCAGGAATTACAATAGGGATTCGCTTGTTTCGACCAAAATATACCTCAGTAAATGAGTCAGTCAATTCTAAAATCTCATCATAGTAATGCCCTAAAGCCTTATGCTCTGCAAATGATGTTGTCTGTAGATGCTGTAAATGCATCATGTCGCGTGATTGAAATAACAATCCGATAAATTTACCTGTTTCCATATAACAAATTTAAGAAAATATTATCTGATTAATGTTAATATCTGTATAACCAGCTGATTTTAACATAAGAACGATTATCTCTCTTGCTTGATATATGTCAGCATCCTCAGCTATATTGAAAGTAGCTGTTAGGCTGTCATCTATTTTTACATTTATCTCAATCATTTCTTTCTATTGTTTAAGTCAAACCAACTGCCTAAGTATATAGGCATCATTACATAACCTGCTAAGATAGAAAGTGTGAATTTAAGAGCAATGTCAAGCAACCTATCATTTTCTTCATGTGTTACTCCAAACGTAAAAAGTCCTGAAAATAACACGTAAAATATAAACAACCACATGACTAGAAAGGTAAATCTTCATCGTCACTATTGCTTGCGATAGTGATTGCAATTGGTGCTGCTCCAATCGCATCAATCTTAAAAGCATCTAGCGTATTGAAATACTTAACGTCACCCTGTGGCGATGTCCACTCACGACCCTTTAGATTGAAAGATACCTCAATCTCTTGACCTTGCATGAAATTATCAAGCAGGCTTGTCTTGTCTTGCTTTAACTCGAACAAGATGTCTTGTGGATACTGCGCCTCAGAAAGATCAGTCACTACGAACTCACGCTTGCTAAATTTCTCTGACACTTGTTGTGTCGGCTTGATCACCTTGATCACACCCTTCATTTTAAATGCACTCATATTTATTTATTTATTGGTTACTAAAAAGGACCATCAGTCAACACATCTTGTTGTCTGTATGTAAAATGTTCGCTGACATATTTCAATAGTTCAGCCATTGTTTGAAAGACTTTCATTGTCTCTACACTTGGATTCTTAGTATCTCTTACTATATATCCATTATTTACTTGTTGTATCTCTATCATAATTAATCTATTAAATATTCATCTGTGCTTACTGCCATAAATCCCTCAACTAGTTCAGCATTATTTGCCTCAACTATAATCTTTGTATGTGGGTGTAAATTCTCTGCCATCCATTTCATGATTGGTTTAACTAATTCATTAAACTCTGCTGCTTTCTGTTCTTGTGTTTTCATATTTTTCAATTTTAATTATTTTATAATTATGTCCATTAACTAATGATTTATATCTCTTTTTAGCGCATATTAAACACATACTAAGTGTTTTCTTATGGCTTTTAAAAGTTATTTTTATGTTGCATTTACTCCAACATTTACATATCATTTGTTTATTAGTTTTTGGTAATACATTTCGGCATACTCATTAGCCGCTTTAACTCTTCGCTCAATCTTTAAGATGTCATCGTCTGTCAACTCTACTGGCACAATTGTTAGTCTTAGGTTTTCAGGAATATCGTCAACATAATGCAACGTATCATTCTCCCACTCAGGCTTAATGTTCTCAGGTGTTGTAACCAACGCATGAGCTACCTCACCATGTCTCCACTCGTCACCTGTTATCTTACTTAACATGTATAAGTATAACTTGACCTGCCACTGATACCCTAAATCATACGCTTTCTCAGGAGTTTTAGGAAAAGTCTTTTTTGTCCAAGATGACTTGATGTCTATCACCTTTCTTCTATCACAATCAACAATATCAGGATGACCGCCAATAATTCCATATTCTATATTATAGTATTGATCTCCTTCCTCAAGTTTATTGTAGTTAGTGAATCTTAAATCATTGTAAAGTTTAATTGATTCAGTCTCAACAGCCCAACCTTTCTCTGTCTTTGCATTAGAGAAGTCCTCTTTATACCTATAGACCTTTCTGTCAACATACTCCTCTATCAAGGTCTTAGCACCAGCCGACAGTTCAGCAGGCGTATCACGCTTGGCTATCAACTCGTCACGCTTCTCTGCCTGCTTCTCTGTTAGTTTTATCTTACCGAGCAACTCCTCGAGGAGATCGTTTTGCTTGGCTGTCAGCCCATCCTCACCCAAGAAGACTGGACTAGCGGTTGATGCCCTAAGCCTGAGCATCTTCAAGTTGTTTTAGTTGATCAGGTGTCAGCTTGTACTGTGACTTAATCTTATCCAACGATGTTTGCTTTGACTTGACTGCCTCAATAGCTACCTTTAAACTGCTGTCAGTCAATACCTTCATCTCATCTTTCTTAGCAGGTAACGGTCTTGTGCTGAATCGCAACGCCTCAACCATACCTTGTGGTGACTTAACCTTCTCAGCTCCCAATACTATCTGCTTTCCAACGTAGTCGTCAGGGTTAAAAGAATTGAAGAATGTCTCAAGTCTCTTGAAGTTTGTTCGGTTTGTAACCATTGGCTTAGGGAACTCTTTGAGCTTAATGAATACCTTCTGCT